TCTGAGAAAAAGGCATTGATTCCTTCAAGCCTTTTTCTAAATGTTTATCTAGAATAGCATCAGCTTCAGTTAGCTTTACTTCTCTATGAGATAGCTTTTCGTCTATGTAATCCTTATATCCTCTTAAGCCATCCAAATTTTTAGGATTACTGCGTATATCATCTAATTCATGGTGAATTATAAAATTAGATAAAGCATGTCTCTCTTCTTCTGCCAAGTGAGATGAGGCGAGTTGATCAGATATGACGCCATGTAAATTTTTGACGGCATCAGGTTTTAGAATATATGCCAACGCTTCATTTGTGACCGTATTAGCAGTATGACCATTTTTATTAATGATCTCACTACCATCACTTGCTAACTGTTCTTTTAATTTTTCATTTGTAGGGTCTTTCTGTAATTCAAGATAATTTGAGTACCAACGATGCTCATCCGCATCTATATGGCCTTCTTGTAATGCTTTATCAAGTGTAGATATGTCCACATGCTCACTAGGCGATTTACCAAGAGCACGGTTAACTTTCCCTCTAACAACGCCATAAGCAAAAGGAATGCTGCCAATGGCCATCCCAAACGCACCCATTTCACCCGCTTCACGCGCTACGTCACCCCATGCGATATGTTTAGTATCTTGATTGAAATTATCAACGATAGCCTGCGGCACAGTAGCACCATAAAACATACCAAAATTCTTAGCGGTATTCTCTGAAACTAATCCCAAAGATAGCGGTTTTTCTGCACCTTCTTTCCCTAACATTTCAGGCACATATTCACCGATGCGTTTATTCAATAATTCTTTTAAAGGTCTACGCATGAAAACATTAGCCGCTTCAGGTGCAACAGAAGCCGCACCTTTGGTGATTCCGCGAGCTAATAGACTGCCAGCGCCGCCCAGTAACCTTGTCAGTGGATTCAAAGCCTGCCCTAACATGTTAGCGCCTTGACCTAAAAGCCATTGTGTTGTACTCATGCCAGGTGTTTCATTTTCAAGTTGAACAGCATTATATGCACTTGAGATACCCTTTCCCTCGGCCTTTTTTGAAAACTGGCTATTCAAAGAATTGACGGCAATAGGTAATGTTGCTACGCCAGCGGCAAGATTATGAAAAATAGTTTGTGAAACAGTGGGAACGGTTAAAAGAGAATCTTGATAATATTCTTCTTGAGGAGAGATTTTATTGCTTCGTGTTAGCATTTTCCATCCTCTTTGTAATTTGATTTATCGGAGATTCAGGATTAACAAAATGCTCGTACAAATTGATTTTAATACCATTTTGATTACGTTTATTTTCTTCTTTTCTTCTCTTTATAGATTCTTGAGCATAAGGTAATGTGTTAGTAGTGAATGGCATTGAATAATAAACTTTATTATTTGCATCAACGGCTAATAAATCATTTGTAGGGGATACAACCATTTTTAATGTATTGTGACTGACAGCATCAATAAATTGCTCTTCACTACGACCTGACATTAAATATTTATACCCTTCATTTGTTACATGATCAGCTAATATATCTAATTCAGTATGACTTAGATGTTGCGGTAATTGGTTTTCATTAACAATCCAATTTGTGCCGCTCATTGATTTATATGAATTTTGATAAACCAGACAAGCTTGATTAATCCATTTTGTAGGATTAGTCATACCTAAATCACCACCTTTCTGTGCCAAATACTTAGCGTATTTCATTGTGGTAGTTAACATTGAGTTTTGTAACTCTTGAGCATTTTCGGAATCGTATATATTACCTAATAAATTACTTTGCTTACTTAAATTCGTATATATCTGTGTAAACAATGCCTGGTCTTTTTCATGACCGGATATCTCTGACGTTAAATATTTACGCCCTTGTTCTTTACCTGTCTCTTGTTCAGGTCTGCCGGCTTGATTAGCGGCTATGAAATCTATTTTATCTTGCGGTTTAAGATCGGTTGCCAAAGCAACAGCGCTCACGACCATGCGCTTGTTTGGGTCTTTCATTGCATTAGCTAGATAGGTTTGATTTGCTTTTGAATATTGTCCGACTGTTTGTAGAACCGTCAAAGGATCGCCGCCGAATTGCAATGCTCGATCAACGGTATCAACATCAGCTTTTGGGATGGGCTGTATATAAGGAATATGATGTGCTTCACCGTACGAAACAGCTTCATCCACTAATTTGTTTTTATTCTGAATCGTTAAAAGACTTTTTTGTTTGTCATCGATTGGAGAATTTTGTATAGCAGAATTACGCATATTGAAATCATTGATAATTGCATGACCTGCTGGCGTCTGGGAGATGACTTCTAAATAGTTCCCATTTTTCAAATTGTTAATGTAATTACCTAATCCATTACGTAATGATTGTTGATCATAAGATAACACCTTACCTTTCTGAGATAAGTTATTATAAACATGTTCAATTTCAGTAAATGGTGCGCCAGAGTTAATATAACCATCCGCTTGACGCATTCCTTTCATTGCTAAGTTAGCATGTTCCATCCCTTGTTTTGATAATGAAAGATATTGCTCAGGACTCGGCATTACGCGGTTATAGATATTTGATAAAACACCTTGTAATGTTTTATCGTTATTATGGTAGTCCATTAACCAGCCTGTTGACGAATTAACAGGCGCAGTTAAGGTTGCATGATCATTATTATCATTCAATGGGCTAGATGTCATTGTATGATAATCTTTAGCGGTTAAATCTGGGTTGCCGATATTCTCATGGTAAGCTTGAACTTTATCGACTAACTCACTCATTGATTTAATAGAATTGGCGGCTTGATTAGGCGTTATCGCACCTGTAGAAACTAAACTTTCAAGGGATGTTACGATAGAATCGTGAAGCTTATCTGCTTTAGAATGATCAGTTAGTAAATAGTGTTGATACGCTTTTAGTTGATCAGGAAAGTTAGCAAAATGCGTAAACGCTGCAATGTGATTGTTGTACTGCATATTGATTTTCGCAGCATCAATACCTATCTCATTTGAGATTTCTGTCAAATGTGATTTTAAAACCGCTCTATCACCTTTATTAACATAGGCTGCTTTATTGATTAAATCCAATGCGTCTGTTGTAGCCTCAGATACTTTTCTAGCTTTGTCTGGATTTTCAATTAAATTGATACGCGCTTGGTTTTCAATTTGCTTAGCATTAGCCACAGAGTTGACTAACATGCTCTTTGACTCTTCACTTACGTAGCGTTCAGTTTCTTTTTCTGCAACTTCAGCTAGAGAACCTAATGTTTTTGCGAATGCTTCATATCCTTCAGCGCGACTATTAACCCGTGTCACGGGCAATATCGACCTGCTTTCCTCAAACTCAGGGAATCTATCAGCCATAGATTAAGCTCCCTTGCTTGGCAATTTACTATAAATACTAGCAGCAGATACCGCCGTCTGAGCAACATCACCAAACAAATCATTATAAAGAGCGCTCTTCACATTCTGTTTTTCTATATCAATATTCTCTTCAGCAAGATCACTTTCAATCTCTATGTTTTTTTCCTTTCTAGAACCAATATTAAGAACATTTCTTTGAATGGCATTATAGCTAGGAGATGAAAAGGCAGCGCCAGTAGTAGTCATATGAGCGGCTTGAGCATCAAGCACTTTCTCCATAACATCATAATTCGCTAAGGTTTTTTGTTGAGTCTGCAAAGTCATTTGTTTTGCTTCAAGGTCTAAAGCACGTTCCCTTTCTTCAGACGCTCTAACTTGATAATCTGCTTTTGCAACTTCTGTGCCTACGATGACACCACCTAAAGCAAGTGCGACGACTGGAAACGCCATAAATCCCCCTTTAAATAACAGCAGTATCAATCTGATAAGCGATACTTGTAATCTGTAAATCAAAAGGCGAGGACTGCGTGATTGAAAACGTTTGAAACCTGTCATAGCCCAAAACAGGGTCAATAATTGCAGTATCCGTCTGCGGTATCAATGGCAATCCTGCCTGTATATTTGCAAATGTTTGGTATGGAACTAGATTACCATTAATATAGAAATTGAGCGACTGGTAATAATCTACATAAATACGCGTTAATTTTTTCTTAAACGGCGAAGCAGCCGAGCTTGAAAATACGAACATGGGTGTTATATCGACATCATAAAGCAGACCAACAAGAACGGTATCCGCAATGTGTTGCGGATTATCCACGACTATTTGACCGTTGCTGACTAAATATTGTCCGAAATCTTGGTTATTATAAACTACCTGAACCGTGTAGCCATTAAGAAGAGATAAGCCAGTCACCAAACCATTACTGCCCATCGATAATTCCATGCCACAATCAACGCGTGTGGTTTCGTCAAGCTCCTCAACCGTGTATGATTTAGTTAACTCATAGAATTTCAATATGTAAACTGCATTATCAATGGTGGCTATATCAATCAATTGCACATTATCTTGAAATACAACTGGTGTCATGGCTGCTAGTTTATACTCTGTTGCAAATTGAAACGCTGTCAATGTGTCGTCATCAGGATTTAAGAAATAAACAAAGTTATCTTGCGAGGTATCTGTACCGCGTAGAAGCGCTCTATTGCTTGGGTTTTTCACTAAATGGCTACTTTGAACACTGATATTGCTAGCCGCATACGTAAGACCTACGCCTGTAAAATGAAAATTGATAAAGGCTTTACCTGTCTTTGTTGAATAGTAACTATCATTAATATAAGTAATAGGTTTTAGTATTGGAGATGCGCCATAAGCAGACTGCTGTCTAATAGAAAAAGTAGAAGGAGTTAAACCTAAGTTTTCATTTTGAGGGCAAGCAAATTCTTGGTTTTGACAATAGACTTCTAGTTGTTTACCTCCATTCATCCAAAGAATAGAACCGCTATTGGTCTGCCCAATAGTATAAACAATCGCATCAGTGTCTTTACCTGTGCCAACATCAAAATTGATTGGAGAATTAATTTTTGATCCAAACAGTGTGTTATTCAGAGACTGCGTGTTACCAAGCCATAATCTATTCTGGAAATATAACACCTTCGCTGGATAGCCCAATGCTGCACTCCATGCAGGCTGTCTAACAGAGTATTGTGATCCAACTGTGGCGTAATTAGAAGTTTGAAACGGTATCTGAACCGTTCCTGTAAACGTCACCGTTCCGCCACCACCTGCACTATAACTTACGGCAGTAATAATAGCATAACCAACAGGATCAATGTCCGATGCTCCGCCACCAACAATCTGACCACCAACCCATGCGCTTGTAAAACCAGGATCAGCGCCTACACCGGTAAATTGAAAGGTAAGTACATTACTTGTTACACTTAATACAACCGTAAAATTATTGTAGTTGATAGTATTAAAATCATAAGAAGGCAACGGATAAATATTTAAATATTGGAATGCAAAGGTCGGGAAAGCGCTTCCATTGTATTGTATAATATAGATTCGGCCAGGTTGATAATTTGGATTTGTAAGAATCAGATTATCATTATCTTGCGTATAATCAATATTATCTAAGTCGCCCGTCTGATACGGAGTTGTAACATTCTGCACAAATGTAAGATTATCAGCTTCAGCAACAACATTTGTACCATATCCTGTTACAACATCATTACCACGGCTTGTTACAACTTGAACTTGATCACTTTGCGCAGTGAAAACATTGAATTGACCAGCAATGGAAATCATCACATAGTAATTGCCGTTCTTATCAACAAATTCATACATTCTTGAATTAAATTGAGCAAACGGAGTAACATCATAGAGAAAAGAAGTACCTTTTCTTTTTTTAACTAATCCCGTTGTCCCGACTTCACAATTTAAAAGGCTTTGGCATGATGTCAGATATTCTGGAACATCCGTTCGTTTCCAGACATTTTGATCAACTTCACCAAACGTAAATGTCGTTTGACGCACCATCTTCGTTGACATAGCTCATCCTTGAACTATACAAAAGTAATTCTATCGAAATCATTGTACGGTGTAGACTGTACACTGCGTTCCATATCATTCTCAAGTATAGCTTTCGTGCGGGCTTTCTCATATTCTTTTTCTAAATATAAGGTTAATTGAACGTTGTTAGTCAACGTTGGTGATGACTTTGACGCAGCGTATAAAACCAGTAATCTAGATACTAAAGGTGGCCATAACGAAAAATCCACGTCGTTAGCAATATAATAATATTGTACCGGTAATGTATTAGCTAAGAGCATCCCGTCAATAATAGCGTATATAGGCCACTGCGCACCCGTAGTTGCCCATTTAAAGAATTTTCCATAATCGCCTGGCAATTGATAACTGTAAACATAATCGGGAGAAAAATTCGTTGTTTCTGGTGAATAATTTGCAACATAAACGACGGCAAAATTCCAGTTATAATCAAGTAAAACTTCTTGATATAATTCTAAAATTTTATTTTGAACATACATTGCATCCTGGCTATCTGTTACAGCCGTAACTGGAAGTTTTCCTAGCTCTGCAAGTGCACGATTTGTTAGGTCTAGTAATGATGGCATTACTCCTCCTCAAAGAGAGGGGGGCGTAAGCCCCCAACCTATTAGATAACAACAAATCCAAATATCAACGTTCCGTTTAACGCTGTACCCGCTACGTTGTTATTGTAGAGTGATAATGTTGCGCTACCCGAACCTGGTATAGCACGTAACTCAATACCTCGTGTTGTATTCGTTCCGCCCATTAGCTGAAGTAGCACTATCGAAGATGAAGTGATTCTTGAGTTAGTTAGAGTAAACGCATACGCAGCCGCAGCAGCAGTAGTCAATGCTTCAGTTGTAACAACACCAGCCTGATGATTAATTGTAGCTGCACCAGCTGTACTCGTTGCGGTTCCTCTGTCTAAAATAATGGAACCCGTCATCTGACCGCCAGCTAAGGCCAAACCTCCGAGATTAGCTAAGGCTGCCGATGGATTTGCAACATCAGACAAATCATTACTATCCAGTAAATAAGCCCCTGCTTCCAAACCTTCATCTACAGCGGTAGCTTGATAATTAAGCACAGAAGCGCCAGGATCGCCAGAAGATAAAATAGTCAAAGAACCTGAACCTGGAGTTACTTTTTCTATTTGCACTGCATTAGCTTGTGATGCCCAGTCAGCCACAACAACGCTTGTTGTTGTGATGTTTGCATCAGTCACAGAAGTAGTAGCAGAACCACCAGCATTTGTATAAGTTGCTGCATAATATCCTAATGCTGTTAACGCTGAAGATGCAGTAATTGCAATATATTCAATTACAGAAACACCAGGATTAGCGCTGCAAACAATGGTTATTGTTCCCGCGCCTGCAATAACGGTATCAATTTTCGAAGCATTTGCTTGTGATGCAAAGTTAGCATCAACAATCATCGACGCTGTAATCGCTGGATTACTAATTGTAATTGTAGTTGCTCCCCCCGCATACGAATATTGAGCCGCAATAACACCTTCGCTTTGTAATAGAACAGACGGTACAACAGAAATGTATTCAAGAACTGAAACACCAGGATTGGCACTTGAAACAACTGTAAGTTGACCATTTCCAGGTAATACAGTTTCAACAACAGCAGCCGTTCCGCTAGTTTGCCATCTAGCTAATACAACGCTATTAGGGGTTATCGAAGCATCAGAAAATGTAACTGTTGCACTTCCCCCGCCGTATGAATATGTTGAAGAATGTACACCATAAGCCGCAATAGTAGTCGATTGCTGCACTTTAGGTATCATGTTCCAATTGTTCAAAACAGGGTCATATTGAACTGCAAAACTTGCAAATAGTGCTGCTTCTCCTGTATTTAAAGGGAATGTACTTGCATCTGCATAGTTAACATCAATGATGTCGTTAGATTTCACAATCTTAGCTTTATCATTTAAATAACCTGCCGCAATCATAGTTGCATAACTATCTGTAGTTGATGCTACAAATCGCGCAGGTGCAGAACCTTCTAACCCTTCCGTTACTGCACCAAAAGTTTGAAAATTACTCATATTTAATCCTCCGGATTAGTTAGCTGTGTAAGGGTTATTGGTTGTAATCAAGGTAATACCATTTTGTTGTATTACCTGAGAGCCTGAAGTCATTACAGTTAAAAGCTCCCATCGATCATTTTGTGGAACCCAAGTAATCGACGTGGAAACATCACGATTGAAGATCTGAACCATAGCTTCTTTGTTCACTAACGGTGTCAAATAAGTATTAATACTCATTGATGTAGTAAACGGAATGGTATTGATACCATTAGAACCTAAAGTTCTTATATCAACACCTAGATAAGAAACTAATTGGTTATCTACTAATGGCCTTCTATCGTTGTAGAATAAGCTTACTGCTCTATCATCATTTAATAACGATTGCTTTGTAATAGCAGGTAGCCACAACGAGCATGAATGGTTCATCACATCTACACCTTGATCTTCAAGGTAAGACAATGCTTGCGCCATTTTTCCTTCGTTCATACCGGTATTCACACCGACAGTCACAGGCACAGTGAAGATGCTACTAAATCCACTGTAAGTGAATAAGGAATTAATTTTGATATAATCACACATACGTCCAGCGGCTTTCGCATGTAACTTAGCGTGATCTACGATTTTATCGTATGCAAATAAGGTCTTTTCACCACCGCCAATCACAGTCTTTAACGCATAGTTAAATGGCACAACCATAACATTGGTTGGATTAACTGGCGTAACTGGAATATCGACAGGTGCATAAGTTTGTTGCTGCATTTCTATGATGTCAGAAACAGGTACGTTTGTAGCATCACCGGTTGTACCATGACGTTCCTCAATGGTATTCATTAAGAACTGATGATTTTGGAATTTGATCGTAACTTCAGTATCGAATAATTGTGACGCGGTATTTAAATTAATCTGGTTAGTCATCCTGACATCTCCCGATAGAGTTCAACAACGCCACGCAATGCGTAGCATCCATTGAGCATCTATCAGGTTATGGCCAGTCGACCGGCTGATAATGATCTTGATCTAAATGTAAGGTTATCCTTTCGGGGCTTACAGAAAGATAATTTATATTAACCCTATCTATTTTATTCGTCAACTCGAAGCATTTTGTGCTGCTCTTGCTTCCAAAATATTCATATAATGTTGACGCGCTTTCATATCACCTTTGTTTTTTTCTTTTGCTAGGTAAGCCTTATTCACATCTTCATCAGTGACACGGTAACTGTTAGCTGGTGCCATTTTACTAACGCCAGGTACTTGATTGTTTAACAATTGATCTCGATGTCTTAATGCAGCTTGCCTAGCTTCTTTATTTCCAATAAACGTATTCATCATATTATCTTGTAACTCTTTTGGATAATTTCTTTCTACATAATCCTTTAAAACATTCAAAGTTTGATCACCTAGTTCTTTTTTCGATTCTTCAAATCGTTGTTTATGTTGGTCAAGTCTAGACTTATCGCTTCTTAAGAACTTTTCATATTGTTGTTGCGTCATGCCTGCTTCACGCGCTCTGGCTTGGATATCTGATATTCTTGCTTGATCTATGTCTATGTCTGATGGATTTAAATAACTATCCGGTATAAAACTAAGCTCATCTACTCTCTTTTTTAAATTTTCATTTTCTTGAAAAGTGGGTAATGAATTTTTATAGCCTTCTTCTAAATCTTCAATCGTCTTAAATTTTCCAGCATACAGTTTAACTTCCTGTTTATTATCATCCATTCGTTGCTTCCTTTATTATGTCGTTAATTGAAAAAATAATTCGGTGTATATCCCTAAACACCGAACGTCTACCGTCATAAAACGCAAACCCTTCCCCAATGAATTCCTTTTCCTTGGGTTCTTCCATGAAGTAAAAATACGTCATCCGATCAAGGGTCTTACGTCCTAACTCGTTAATATGAAACAATTGATAGATATCAAATTGCTCTTGTGAAATCTTTTTTGATTTAAGTAGCTCTTCAATCATCATATTCACCTACACAATGGCATTGAGTTTCTTGCCACTTTCCATCGCCATGGTAATCTCTAACTATTTGACCTTCGAGCTTATCAAAATACGGTCTTCCCGGCACAACACCCTCTGTCACTATCTTTCCTGTTCCTTTACAATCTTCACAGGTCATATTGTTACTCCAGGCGCTTCAGGAAATTTAACCGCTCCTGCTGTCGTACTTGGCTGTGGTTGCGGTTGTTGTGCTGCTTGTTGCGCTGACACCATTTGTTTCAAAAATGCTTTGATATCATCATCGGATGCGAATAAATCACGCTTCAAGTTCAATTTGTCTGTTAAGAAACGGTTAATCTCAAAGATATTTGCAGTAGCTAATGCGGCACCTTCGCCAAAGAATTGCTGTTTGATCTGCATGTTTGTAATGAGATGATTAATGTCTTGTTGATTTTGTAGATCATAGAGCGGAGATACATAATCAAATTTAAGCTTTCGCGTATCAAATCCAGGAATGGCTTGTCTTTTCTTCGTTAATAAGGCACGTTCATTTAAAATCTTAGCTGCCACGTCAAAGATTTGCTTAGGTAATTCGTTAATCAAGCGGCTAATATCAGTAGAGGTTGTGCGTTGCGCTCGATTTTCACGAATAGAAACTTCAGTTGCAGATCGTACAGGCGCTTGTATCTCACCCAACGGATCAACTTGGAACCCACTTTTAATCGCTTCTTGCAAGTGCATTACATGTTGCAAAACATCGGGATAGTTCGGCATCTCAAGTGGATCAAGCGGATTGCGACCTTGTGGATTTCTCGCAATCATTGCCCCAGCCCACTGCCTAACTGAATAAGGATTGAAGTAAGAACCAGCGTCATAGAACATTGGCGGATTAGCTTTGAATGCCAAATTCTGACGCGAGTATTGCACAATCAAATTCAAATCTTTAATGGTCGGCAACATGTCCGTACCGATTCCGCGACCTTCAGCTTCACCAGGTCTTACACGATCTCGATACACAATGATCTGCTGATATCTGCTTTCACGATCAAATAATAATGAATGCGGGTCATCATCCATTACAGCATATATATAATATGAGTCGTCACTATATTTAATTTGTCCGTAATTGACAGTAAATATCTCGTCGGGTTCCTGAATCAATGTTTCACGGAGTCTGCCAGTATAATTAGGAAAGAATTCCATAATCGATCGCGCGGTCATTTTTTGAGCAAACCAACATGTGTTAATCACATCATCTGTTGAATACTCAATATATAACGCAACACTCGCTATGCTACGAAAATAAAGCGGAGTTTCATCACTATGCGACTCTACCCAGATCGCCGCAGTACCGCCCACAAGATCAAGATTGGAACTACTGACAACCCTAGATAAATTAGATTGGTTGAGATAGAAAAAGATTCGCTCATTGATATCGTCCATCACTGACTGAGTTTTATCAATCAAGGGCTGCTCATAAAGATGAGGATCAAGTACTAATTTTCCCCATACCCGATCCTTTGGCAACAATAGCCCATGTAAATCATTTGCTCGCTGATAGGCTGCGAGCATTGCAGTATTATCCCAGATTTGCTGCGTGACTGGCTTACCATCATCACGATAATTAAACTTAACGTTAAATGCGTCACGATCTGGAATAACATAAAAATACAATTCTTTATACAAAGCAAGCCATCTATCTTTATACTGTCTCGCTTCCCAAAAACGGCGATATAACTTTTGTAAGTCTTCACTCATAATTACCATCCTTGGCAATTAAACTAATTTAGAATAAACCCCCGCCGCGCTGAACTGGTAAAGGAAATTTTGCTTCACCTGATGTCGGCGGAGGAGATACATTATAGTTAGGCGTCCATTGTTGCGTGCCTTGACCTTTAATGATGTCTAAACGTGTACGAAACAGATTCTGTCGTTTGCTTTCGAGTTCTGCTTTATTCATGCGGATTTGTTCGTCAGCGATTTGCTCGCCTCTCGACGGCCCTTGATTATCATCATCATTCTGAAACCCCATGTTTACGCCTCCAATGCGACAACATAACGTAGTTTTTACGATGTCTATACTTTAACAATTTTCTGTACAAGTGGATAGGATTAAACGTAAAACCTACGTCAATTCCTGTACTGTAGCGTGCAACTTCATTACACGATCTGACCCACCAGGGAAACCAGCTTTTTTTAAATCTATCTAAAATTTGTACAGATATAATCGCTGATACTTCAGGAATGATTTTCAAATGTCTAAGCAATGCTGATCCACTTGCGCAGTTAATCTTTCTGATGATAATCCCAGGTCTATCAAAATCGATGTGCAACCAAACATCACCATCAAAGATGGTGACATTGGCATGTTTGAACTCTTTGCTGAATGATAACTTCGATTGAATACCCGCAGCTTTAGCGTAAAAAACAAATACTGCAATTAAGGAGTTATCCATAACTCTACTCAATATGGCGGCCTATTTTCCCAGGGGATGCGACTCCAAGCCTAGTATCGTCGGCCATAATTATTTATGCTTACTCTTACCTCTTAAGCATTTAGCACACAATCGCTTGTCAGCTTTCCATTCGACAAATTCATGCAGTGCGACAGTTTTTCTATCTTTCTTTGGAACCTTTTTCGATATCTCAATCTTACCTTTTCTCGTGTGCGTGCCCGAGTATTCACCTTTGGGCAATTTAGCGTCTATCTTTTTCATGTTCTTATATTGTTTTGGGTACTTCTTTTTTTCTGCGTTGTCTGCTTCATCATGAGCCGTCTTGTAGTTTTTAGATTTGACCGGATAGCCTTTGATCTTAATTTTTGGGACGACTTTGTATTTCATGGCAGCATCCTTGCAGTACAATTTAACTATCTTACCTCATTTTTTTCTATCAGGCATTCTCTCTTGTTCCTCTAATTTATCTTTACAAGTCACACAAATACTAAATTCCTTAGGATTTGCTTGATTTTCTATTAATTCCCATTCGAATTTCATCTAGTTTTCCTCAACTTGCTTAGCTAGTTTTATTGCTTTGCCACGAGCTGTTTTTTTCATACTCATGAAAGCACGCATTATTAATGCTCCTAATAGATCATCTTTATATATACATATTTCTAAGCATTTTTCTATAAAATGATCCTCTAAATTATTATCATCTAATACTACATGGCAATTACCGCCTGAAGAATTACCCTCTAAAGAATAGTAATGCTTTATCCAAACGGATATGGTTTGGGCTGATGGCATATCTAACTTATCACGCATTTGTTTTCTCTCTTTTTCTCTTCTAACTGTTTAAGATAATTAGCTACCATACGTTAACGATATAATTTCCTAACGTCATTTTCATTGAATAACGAATAACGGCGATTGTGTTGTTCTAGTTTGACTTCAGGTTTTGGATTAGGTTTTTCTAGGAAGTTATTGATTAATGTCGGTTTCACAGTATGACTCTATTAAAGTTGTTAGAGAATTTCTAAAATCTATAAGTTCTTTAAGATTAAATTGTTTAATCCAAAGTTCTAGTTTACTTGTTTTTAAGCAACCATCTAATCTTATTAACACTTGAGCTTTGAATTCATTTTCAAGTATTAAAAATGACTCAAAACCATTTTCGGATATATTTGTACCAATTTTTAAAAGAACATTCATGTATAATCCCTCAGTATTACTGAATTATTAGGGTGTCGTAATTTGTGTAATGCCTTATTAATTATTTGACGTACTCTTTCTCTTGTCACCTTAAATTCTTTGGCAATTTCTTCTAGTGTCATGTAGTAGCTAGTAAATCCAGATAAATCAATAGGATCATTTTCGACAGGACGTAATTGTAACAATATCTCGTCTATATTATCTATCTTATTATTAACAATGCGAATGGTGACAAATTCTTCTAGACGGTCATCTATTTCTGATTCAAGTTTCATTTAATCTTCATGCCACGCTTGATCAGCTTAGCCTTGATCTCTTCCTTCTCAGCATCCTCTTTAGCATTTCGTTGCTCCTTTAAATCTTCTTTTTTAATCAGAGAAAATTGATCTGTAAGTTTCTTTAATCGTTTTTTGATGTCTTGCAAGTCACCAAGGCATTGCAATCTAAACTCTTTAACCAGTTCCTGAATCAGCTTGTTAAACTTTAATTCTGATTTCTCAACGATTCTATTGATATGTTCGTCTATCATAAAGTACATGACCCCCATCCTTGGCGTCTTACCGACTCTTCCATAGTACATGTGCATGTCTAATGTTCCGATGTCACAACTTCTATCATAGTTGCATCACATAACTTATGTTCATTTGTATACATTTCGTGTGCTGCATTTTGACCTAATTGCATAAACAACGGAGCTGCACACATGTTATTTTCTACTTCAAACTTTACCTTTTCGTCATCCCAATCGAATGGAACATCTATATGCGTTTTTAAAGTTAAAACGATTTTAATGGATTTCATCTTCATAATTGTAACTTCCTAAAGACAACTTCCATCATTATCCTTTCAAAATCTTTAGGTAAATTCTCTTTTTCATCAATATAAATAAAGCAGTTGTCTAATTTCATACCAAAAATAACATCTACACTGTAAACAAATAATGGTTGATTTGCATAATAATTATTTTCAATACAAATATTTTTAAATCTATAAAAATCTTTTGTAATAATTAATATTTTTTTCATTGCTTAACCCTAGCCAGTTCTCGCATGTCAAAATTCAATACGTCATCAACGTCTAGTACGACTTGTTTATGCTCAATGTGTAAGTTCTTATAGCTAAAAACTTGATTATCTAATTTCACATCACATTCTAAATTGTATTCTTTTCCATCGTATTTAAACTCACCCGCATAATGCCACCATTCGTCATACTTCTTTCTTGCGATAAATTCGAATAAATAGATAATGATTTCTTTTTTAAGCTGCGGCATGTCTTTAATGCTTTCAAACTTCATTTTTAATCCTTACCAAACAAACCGTTTTCTTTCAATTTTCGCTTATAGCTTTCTGATTGGTTATACCAATGTTCGCGATTTATTTTTTCATCTTCAAGTTTTTCTTTTAACTTAGCAATATCAGTTATTAATTTTTTATTTCTAGTTTCTGCATAAACAAAATTCTTTGTTATAACTCCTATTTCTACTAAACATTCCTTACAGCAAATTTGTTTATTTGTAAAAAATAATTTCAAATATTCAACAAAGCGCATCTATTTCTTCCTTCGATAGTTTGTAAACGTTATCTGGTGGTATATTTGATATATAAAGTAAGTTATTAGAAGTTTTTTCCTTTGCAGTTAATAATAGATGCAACTTTTCAAGTCCATCAAGCAACTCTGTTATCACTTGATTAACTTCTTTCATATTTGCCGATACCATTTCTTACCCTCGATTCTTTCGTCAATGAATTTAGTAAGTAACTTCTCTTTGTTTATCTTGATCAAGTGCATCGGAGAATGGCCGCCGAGACTATTATGCGGAGTCTTGAACCATTCCCATGCTTTCCTTTGGTCTCCCCAAAAGTAATCAACGACTTTCTTGAAGTATTCCTGAGATATCATGCGGCATCGGGTGGGAGATTGGGCTCTTTAGCGTCTTGAACAAACACTTGTGGTTCATTTTGTTTGAACAAAATACCTTTCTCCATCCAGAATATTCCCGTATCGAAGAATGTACAGCCAGTCTGCGCCATCTGTTCTACCGCTGGAATAGATTTAACTGTATCAATAAAGATTTGATACGCTGAATTTAATAGCTTTAAATATTGGTTCTTACGTCTAACATCTTCTGTCATGTTAATTTCCTTATTTATGTAATTTCTTTAACGTCTTTGCAAGACGCGCTCTTTGTCCTAATTTACCGCCTTTCTTCGCAGCTTTATTTAATTTAGCCGCTGGAATCTTCTGCCCCTTCTTCACTTTCAATTCTTTTCTGAGTGCGCCTGGTCGTGTTATTGCTTTTTGAATCCATTTGTTTTCCATGTCTCATTCCTTGAGAGTCCGTGAAACGTTTAAATGAGTCTGCTAAATTTGTGTATAGATCGTGTAACTCTTTATACTCTGTTGCTTCAACGCCAAACTCTTCACGCGCAACTGCACGTAATAGTTCCCACGTTGCTTGCCAATTCTTTTTTCTACCACGTACATCTTCAAGCATTGATTTGATCTCAACACCACGCCTTTCCTCTAAATCGACTGAAAGTTGTGCAAATATAGAATCAATGCCTTTCTCTGCTTCTTCTCTTCCACGTTTCAGCCAACCATTTAACGTGTTTTTAGGAATACGCGCCATGCGTGCGATTTGTCCGCCCGCGTAGTTCCCTTTAACGTGAGAAAGGATATGTTCTTTAACAGCAGGTGT